CTTAGCAGCATAGCTGCCGTGGGCGCCAATTCCGACTGGTCTCGTTAAGACCTGTTCACACTCTAAGTAGAGGCAAACATGAATCTCAAACGATTCCTTGCTCGTAGACTCCGCAACTGTGGGGTCAAACCCTCAGACGCTTCGTCTTGGGCAAATCGGATTCAGTTTCAACTGGATTCGATGGGATCAGAAGGAGCGTGTCTCTACCTTAAACGGGTAGGAGATACGCTGATCTGGGCCGTCACCGGTTCCGGGTCAAAACCTCGGTGGGTAAAAACCCGAGAGAAATACCCTGTCATTTTGGACGGCGTGTCAGCATATAGCGAAGCGGTTATTCTCCGTATAGCTAAGTTGGCTCGTTCAATCCGACTGAGTACACCGACCAGACGTCAAGTCCGGAAAGTTATCTCAGGTGTTTTAGATCCCTTCTCGGGCACCTCGTATGGATTAGAGCGTGCTCGGTCTCTGATACATCGCGGCACACTTGTGCTTAACGACTATCACTGGGATCCAGTGGATTATCCAACCATTCTGCGACAGTTCCGTAAGGTTCAGTCTACGAGTGGTAAGACGCCGGTGGTTTCATCGCCACCCTTGGAGGATTCGCTCAAGGTCTTTAAGGCCCATCCCGAACTTCAAGAGCTGCCTGATTGGCATCTTGTCTTTTATCCACTATCCTTGCAGAGCATTGAATACGCTTTGGCAAGGGTTCAACCGTTCTCTTCGCTAGTGGGAGAAATCCACGCTAGCCAAGAAGGGGGTGCTAAGCTTCGCATGTTTGCGTCGCCGTATACGGTGATTCAGTCCTTGCTCTCGCCCGCTCATAATTTCTTTGACGGGTATCGAAAACAACTTCCATCTGATTGTTCTTACGATCAAAGCGCAGGTGCGCTATGGGCGCAAGCCCAATTGGAAAAAGGATTGACAGTTCACTCTGTGGACTTGTCCACCGCTACTTGCAGGTTCCCTCTGGATATTCAATTATCTATGGCTTCCCTGTTAGGGCTACCTCCTGAGCATATCTCAGCTCTGAAAATGGTTGCAAGGGGTACATGGAAGGTTGGGTCGGAGATCCGACAGGACTTCAATTGTTCCGAGCTTGCTTGGACAGTTGGACAACCCTTAGGTATCCGCCCTTCTATGTCTATGTTCTCTTTGGCACATAACCTACTTCTTGTAGGTATAGCCCTTGAGAAAGGCTTAGACTGGCGAAACTCTTTTCGGGTCTTGGGTGATGATGTCGTCATTAACGACGATGACATCGCCTCCGAGTATATGACAGTGATGTCAGACTTGGGGGTTCCTATCTCTTATGATAAGAGTCACTCGAGCCGTAAGTTTGCAGAGTTTGCAGGTTATTCAATAACTCCTGCTACTCTACTGCGACCAGGGCAATGGCGACAAGTTAGCCGTGATAACGTGCTTTCTATCGCCAGGGATCTAGGTACTCGCTTAGAAGGCGAGGTCACTAAACGGTGGCTTCAAGCTCAAAAGCTTTATCTATTTTCCTCGGGTTCTTATAACCCCCCTGTCAGTTCTTGGTCGTACTGGTTGAAGGCCAATACTCTTCTAATGGAAGCGGATATTCTGCCGACATTTAAGAGCAATGCTCCATACTGGTACTACGCAACCCTTGACAAGGTTACGTCGTTCTATAAAGAACGGAACTGGCTTATTCCCGGATTTTATTCCGAGACTCCGTCACTCAGTAGCATTGGTAATTTCTTACCTGAAGGACATATATCCAAGGATATACTCCAAATGTCTAGAGGGTTTGAGAGTAACCAGTTCAGGGTGTTCTCTGCACTCGCCGCTAATTCGCTTTATGCGGAAAATGGCGCTTGCTTACCGTCTGGATATTTTCCAGCTCGGGAAGAAGTTCACGCTTGGGCCCACGGAATTATTGACCGTGCGAACGCTATGCTTTATCAGGCTCCTTCATCGAAAGGTGAACGCTTGAATGTATTGCTAAATAAGATCTTGTCAATCTTGGATAGCCCTG